TGACATGAGAGTGCATTGTCAGGATGCTGCATCGATATTGGATGTTGATGAAGTCACAGTGGGGGCTATTGGAAATCAAACGGCCTTTTTACCTGGTGATGTTGCATCTCGAAATGTAGGAAATTCTAGTGTACCTGTGGGTAACATGGATCATGCAGCAACTGTAACTGGTTTGACTGGATTAACGAAAGTGGCGAACATGTTTCATGCTGGGAGTTTAGATAACAAGTCAAGTCACTTGAGTACATCGTCTAATATTATTATTCCACCGGGAGCCGCGTTAGCACTTAAAGTTATCACAGCAAACGCCACCAATGGATTAAAAATAACTTGGTCAATGGTTGAGGTTTCTCACGAAGGCTGATGACTGACGTTCAATTAACAGAAGAGAAGACTCAAAATGTTGCTGGGATAAGTGATAATGGGGAGCAGTATGTTGCACCTCGTCATTACTCCACTTCGTACTATGAACAAGTGATAAATACTGCTGAATTCTACGAAGTGATACCTGCTAGATCGAATAAACAATTTGTCATCACTTCAATGTTGATAGCGACATCGAAAACATTTGGGTCAGCAACAGTGGCTGAAACTGTCATGATATGGGAGACATCACCCGCTGACTTTAGTACAAATTTAAAAACTATTGCTCAAATAGATTTTTTAAAAAATGATAGGTTGCCGATTTCAGGGTTGAATTTGTTAGTGACAGAAGCACGTTCTGTTGTAGTTTCAGCTGCTGACACCAATGTTGATGTGACACTTGCCGGTTACTATATTGATAGTGTTGATGGAGATGGTTAAACATGCCAACAATTAAAAGTTACAACAAGCGACTTGAATCTTTACGGTCTGAACGATCAACGTTCATTCCTTTGTATCAGGAATTGTCAGATTATCACCTGGCGAACCGTGGTCGATTCCTTGTGTCTGATCGAAACAAAGGTCACAAGCGCAACACGAAACAAATTAACAACACCAGTCGATTAGCATCACGAACATTATCATCAGGTATGATGTCAGGTATCACATCACCTGCACGACCGTGGTTTAGATTGTCATCTGGTGACATTGGTCTGGATGACATCACCAGTGTGAAGTTGTGGTTGCATGAAGTTCAAACTATCATGTACAAGGTTTTCTCTTCATCAAATTTTTACAATTCATTGCATCAGCTTTATTCTGAACTCGGTGTGTTCGGTACTGCTGCGATGGGGGTCTATCAAGATTTTGAAAATGTCATCTGGTGTAAACCTTACACCGTTGGTAGTTACTTCCTGGGAATGGATGCACAGAATGTCAGTGACACCATGTACCGTGAATATGAAATCACGGTTGGTCAAGTCATCAAACAGTTCGGTGAAGATAATGTCAGCGAAGAAGTAATGCGACAATGGAAAAAAGGCAACAGTGAAGCGTGGGTCAAGATCATCCATGCCATTGAACCCAATGATGATCGTGACATGGCAAGTGTTACGTCAAAAGATAAATCTGTTCGATCTGTTTATTATGAAGCGAACAAAGGTACTAAAGGCAGTGAAGACAAATTTTTACGTGAGTCAGGTTTTGATGAGTTCCCTATATTAACACCACGTTGGGATGTCACTGCTGAAGATGTTTATGCAACTGATTGTCCAGGTATCACAGCACTTGGTGATGTTAAAGCATTGCAACTTGCTGAACGTCGAAAGTATCAAGCGATTGATAAATTAGTCAGTCCACCGTTACAAGGTCCACCGACTTTGACTAAAGCACTTAAAGGTAAGTCCTTAGGTCCAAACGATGCGATAGCAACAACTGACACAAACAATGGTGGGTTGCGTAGTATTTATGAAAATTACCGTCCTGAAGTTGGTTTGATTCAGAATGAAATCATGAATGTTGAAGATCGAGTTCAACGTGCATTCTATGAAGATTTGTTCTTAATGTTGGCAAACACTGATCGTCGTCAGATCACAGCACGTGAAGTTGCTGAGAAGCATGAAGAGAAATTGTTGATGCTCGGTCCAGTTCTTGAACTACTTCTCACTGAACTTCTTGACCCGGGAATTTATCTAACGTTTAATATTCTGCAACGTAATGGTGTGTTACCCGTTCCACCACCAGAATTAGCTGAACGTGATTTGAATGTTGAATATGTGTCTGTATTGGCTCAAGCTCAACGATTGGTGAACACGGGAGCAATTGAACGACTTACCGGTTACGTTGGTGAAATATCAGCTGTATGGCCTGAAGCACGACATAAAGTGGATATCATGCAATCGATTGATGACTATGCTGAAGCGTTGGGTGTTAATCCATCAATCATTGTCAGTGACAGTGATGTGCAAGGGAAAGTTGCTGCTGAAGCACAAGCTGCTCAACAAGCTGCAATGATGGAACAAGGTGCTGCGATGGCTGATATGGCGAAGACTGCATCTGAAACTTCGATTGATGATGACAATGTTCTAGGTGCAACAATGCAACGTGCAGGTATCGGATAATGAGTGATGAAGATGACAAAAAAGGTCATGATCATGAGTCACTTGCTATTCAAAATATTATGCGAAATGCAGATTGTCGTGCGTTTATGTGGGATCATTTGCAATCATGTGGTGTTTTTGAGAACATGTTCGACAAAGACCCCATTCAGCATAGCTATAATGCAGGGCGTAGGGTGGCAGGTTTAACACTCGAACGTAAATTAAAAGAACATGAACCTCATTACTATGTAGAAATGATCAAGGAGAATTTAGATGGCTGATGCAGCTGCTGTAACAAATGTAGAAACAGATACCGGTGACGCAGGTGATAGCGGAGATGCTGCCACTGTTTTAACTGGTGATGCAAGTACCGAAGGTGAAGGTACAACAACGAATTCTGATGCAGGTGGTGAAACATCTGGTGATGATGCCGGTAACTCTGACGAAGGTCAGGGTGAAGGTGATGCTGGTACTGAAGGTAGTCAGACGGTTCCCGACACTTATGCCGACTTTGCGATGCCTGAAGGCGTTGAACTTAATGAAACTGCTCTTGCTGATGCTAGTCCTTTATTTAAAGAACTGAATCTCACGCAAGATCAAGCTCAGAAAGTCATCGACCTTTACGCAAAGCAAGTTCAGGCAGGTTCGCAGAATCAAGCCGATGCTTTCACTCAGCTGAAGAGTGACTGGTTTGACCAATCGAAGAATGACTGTGAGTTCGGTGGAGACAAGTTTGAAGAAAATGTCAAAGTCGCACAATCCGCTATTACGAAATATGGCACACCAGAATTGAAACAGCTGCTGGAAGAACACGGGGTGGGTAATCATCCTGAATTAATCCGGTTTATGGTTCGCGTTGGTCGAACGCTTGGTGAAGATGTACCTGGTGGTAATGGGTCTGCACCTTCTAAGGCGAAAGATCGAGTCGCGGTATTATATCCAAACATTTAATAATTGAGACGAAATTATGGCTACATTAGGAAATAGTTTTGTCGATTTAATCGACGTTTATAAGTTACAGGATGGCAGCGGTCAGTTTGTTGAAGTGATCGAAATGCTAATGGAAATGAACCCTATGATCGAAGATGCAATTGCGGTCGAATGCAACAAGGGTACAACTCATCTGCACACAGTGCGTTCGGGTTTACCAACAGTTACATGGGGTAAATTGTATCAAGGCATTCCAAACAGCAAAGGTAAAACTGCGCAAGTGGAAGACACCACTGGTTTTGTTGAAGGTCTTAGTACCGTTGACAAACGTTTGTTAGATTTATCTACAAACGAAGGTGCTGTGCGATTGTCTGAAGCTCAAGCATATCTTGAAGCAATGTCTAATGAAGTTGCTAGTAAATTAATTTACGGCAATAGTGCTTCAGATCCTGAAGAGTTCATGGGACTTGCGCCACGTTTTAATTCATTGTCTGCTGCTAACGGTAATCAGATTATTGATGCGGGTGGTACTGGATCTGATAACACTTCAATTTGGTTTGTTACCTGGGGTGACAATCAATGTTGCTTGCTTTATCCGAAAGGTACAATGGCAGGTGTGCAACG